GAGTGGGGTTTACATCCCTGACCAGCAGGGGTGTTTTGAAACGCGTCAAGGTGAAGGTGGCACTCTTGCCACCGATCCTTCAAAGACTTCCATGGACGATTCGCTCGTCCGCTTGGGAGTCGCCAAGACTAAGGGAAAGCTTCGTGTCGTAACGATGCAATCCGCTCGCGTGAAGCGAGTCTTGACGCCTGTTCACAACGCCCTCTACGACCATTTGTCCTCTTTCGGATGGCTGGTTCGTGGGGATGTGAAGAAGGAAGATTTCTTGGCCGTCTTGGGTGACCGGCGAGAGGGAGAGGCTATCATTAGTGGCGATTACGAATCGGCTACTGATAAAATCTATCTCGAGGCTGTTGACGTCATCATAGACGAGCTTTCGAAAGATGCAAGGTTGACGGAGAATGAAAGAAGCGTCCTGAGAGGATCGTTTCAGCGCCTGCGCTGGATGAATACCTGCACGGGGGCTATCAGACCTATTCTTAGAGGCAGCATGATGGGGAATCTCGTGAGTTTCCCACTTCTGTGTCTCTTGAATAAGGCCTGCTTCGATATCGCCAGCGATATCGGACGGGGCAGCGGTGCCAACCGCGTCGGTCGTTTTAACGGCGATGACTGCTTGTTTGCAGGTGATCGGAAGTTCTTTTCCCTCTGGAAAGAGGTGACTGGAACTTTCGGACTTTGTGTCAATGTTGAGAAGACCGGCTACTCAAACATCTCTGCGGATTTGAACTCTCAAAGGTTCTTTCTCCGTAGAGGCCAGTTGGCCCCTAAACCCGTCCTTTCGTTCTTCCGACCTTACAAGAAGGAACCTGGCTGTCTGTTGGCAGAGGTTCTCGATGGGCTGAGTACTTTTCGCGGCGAGGTTAAATCCCTCGTCGTGAATTGTATGATGCGCTTCGAGATAGCCGCTAGACAGATTGACTTGTCAACTCTGTCTCGCAGAGAATTCCAGATTCTTTCCAAGAAGTCTTGGTTTCGCCGTGCCCTGACCGATGGGCCGGCTCCCACAATAAAGAAGGGTGTACGTCGTAGTGTTGAGATGGTTGTCGGGGCGCCTCCTAAGGCTTCCCTGTATCCCATCTTCGACGTTATGGCGAAAGACGTCGCGGGCGACATGGTCTCGAGATGGACGGGTCAAACCGTTAAACCTGAAAAGGTCTCCATCGACTATGCTTCTTACCGCGAGCGTTCTTCTCAGACACCCTCTTATCAACCTCCCTCTTTCCGTGTCCTCCAGCGGGGACCGAAGAAGTGGTCGTTTGTCTGGCCTAGGCCTGTCTACGAACACTTCCTCCGTTA